CCGTCGCCGAACATGAACGCAAGGTCCTCGCGCAGGGCGATCACCTTGACCAGGTCGTCGCGGACGAACGCGTCAACGGCCGGGTCGGCGTACCGCATCATGTCGTTGGAGACGGGCACCAGGGCCGTCAGCTTGTGGAAGCTGGCGACGATCTGATTGAGCGACTGCTGGCTCGACGCGATCTGCGCGACCTCGGAGCCGTAGCCCGCCGTGGCGGCGGAGGCCTGCCCGGGCAGCGTCATGGTGCCGCGCGGCATCGGGATCACCCGCGGGTTGCTGGACCGGATGACGGCGGCCGGGCGCAGCAGCTCGATGATCTCGTTCATGTAGTCGGGCGGCACGATGAAGCCGCCTGCAGAGCCGGAGGAGACGATCAGCGCGCGCGTGACGGGGTGCTCGGCGCCGTAGGTCTCGGCCGAGACCTGGCGCGCCAGGAACAGGTTGCCGGAGCCGGCGGCCGCCATTTTGATCATCGCGCCGACGACCAGGCTGCGGGCCGATCCCGGCGCGATGCCGCGCGACACCGCCAGGCGCCGTGCGGCATCGTCGTTGACGTAGGGGCTGGTTTCGGGGGACGCCGGGACGCGCCGCGTTTGGCCGTTCGCGTCGGTCAGCCAGGCGTCGGTTGCGACGGCGGCGGGGCGCGGTTCCTGCCCGGCGACCGGCTGTGCCGTGGCGGCCGCGAGATCCTGTGCCGCCTTGGCGCGGGTGATCTGGTCGTCGAAGTCCCGGACGGCCTTTTCCTTGCTGGCGTAGTCGGTGCGCTCGTCGGCCGACAGCTCCTGCTTCTCAGCGAGGACCTTGAACGCATCGAACGCCGCCGCGCGCTGCCGGCGGAGGTCCGCGATCGTCGTCATGTGGGGGAGGCTCCATCTGGCAGCGCGCCGCCCCAGCCGCACGGGTGCGGTCGGGGCCGGTAGCGGCTGCGGTTTCGGGATGCGGCGCCTCGCGGCGCTGCGGATGCCTTGCCAAAGGGCCTCTGGGCTACCTGCGGGGCAGGGTCGGTTCAGGCGGCGGCGAGTTCCATCAGGGCCGCTTGGCGCCGGCGGAAATCGGCATCGCCGCGGTCGTTGGCCGCGCCGTCGCTCTCGCCGTCGCCGTCGCTGGCCTGGACGTCCTTGACGTCGCTGTCGGGGACCGCGTCGGTCACGCTGCGCAGGCAGCGCACGGCCGAGCGCATGCAGCGCTGCGCGCCGGCGATGGCGCCCTGCGCGTCGGCCTGGACGTCGCCGATCGCCGCGCACCGGTCGCCGATCGCCGCCAGGTGCTTGCCGACCGCCTTGTGGTGCTGCTGGACCTTGGCGATCTGGGCGGCGACGTCGGCCGGCGCGGACCCGTTGGCCGCTTCCAGCGCGTCGGTCATCTTGTCGTGGGCCGACTGGGCGCGGCCGTGCGAGTCGCCGATCGCCTCCTGGTGGCCCGTGGCCGTTTCCATGTTGCCGGCGGCGTCGGTGCAGGCCTTGGCGGCGCGTTCCATGTGGCCGGCGGCGTCCGACAGCTTCGCGGCGTTGGCGGCGGAGATCGCCTTGCCGGCCCGGACCATGACCTGCGCGGAGCGCCAGGCGCGGGCGCGATCGGTCGCGGCGGCGCGTATGTAGGTCCGCTCGACGGCCTCGATGCCCCCGCCCTTTTCGTCGTCGACCGCCTTGGCGCCGAGCGTGTCGGCCAGCAGCTCGCCGACCTCTTCCTTCGTCATGGCGATCAGCGAGTTGCCGAGCTGGACCAGCGCGTCGCCGAGCATGGCCGGGACGACGCTGTCGTCGTCCTCCATGTTCTTTTCCCACTCGGCGCTGTCCTTTGCGTAGCCGAGCTGCTGGAGCAGGTGGGCGAGCTGCGCTACGTCGTACAGGCCCCGCAGCCTCGGTGCCGCGGCGGCGTCGGTCAGCACCGCGCTCCGCAGCAGTTGCACGCGGGCAAGGCGATCGGCGTCAATGGCCATGCGGGCCGTCTCCTCTTGATGGTCGTCATCACCAGCGGCGCGGGCCGTCACGACCGCGCCGGTGTCCGATGGGACCGACACAAAGGAGCATTCCAGCAGCTCCCATTTGGTAGCCCGCATCCCGGCGCGGGGACGCGACGCATCGATCGGCTCGCCCTCTAGGATAACGAACCCGATAGACACCGTTCGGATAACGTTCGACTTGACGAAGCCGCAGACCTTGTCGGTCTCCGCGGAGATGCCGGCCGGCGCAAATGTCGTGCGCGCGGTGATGCAGTCCGCCTGGACTTCGATGTCAGAGTTCGTGCCGACCGGCTCGCGCGGATCGTGAGACCAAAGGACGATCGGGTTAAGCCGGTAGTTGTCCAGGACGCATCCGGCGGGCTCTAGGATGTGCCCGTCGCGCGCGCGGGCGGACGTGGACATCCGGATCATGACCTCGCGGTCGCCCATGACCTCGAACGTGGCCGGAACGGTGCGGCGGAGCATGGTCATGTCAATTCGCCGGCGGCTGCAGGCGGTCGCCGATAACGGCGAGATCGCTCTCCCGGTAGATCCGGTGATCACCGGGCAGCGCCCATCCATAGCCCTCCTCGAATTCCGCGACGACCGGCGGCGCGTCCGGGCGCCAGGCGGCGCCGCGAACCCAGTAGAAACCGTCTTCCATGGCCTCAGCCCTCCGGCCCGAGCGCGTAGCCGTCAAAGTCATCGACCCGCCAGAGCCACCGCGCTTCCGGCATGTGCGACCAGCTGAAGAATTTGAAGTCCTTCCCGTCGCGCCGTTCGACGTGACAGATCAGGGTCACCTGCTGCGGTACGCAGCCTTTCCGGCATTCCGGCATTTCGGCGCCGGCAATCTCCAAGACGACTTCATCGTTGCCTCGGGCGAACGCCCCTTTGACCGCCAGGGACTTCGGCAATCCGAGAAAGGCGGCGAACAGGGGCGCCGAGATCGACAGTCTACCGACACGCCCTTTATCGATCTTCGGCTCTGGTATTAGCTGCAGCGTCATTGTCACCCCTCCGGAGCTTCGTCCTGCGCGTTGCCCGTCTTGGCCTGGCCCTGGCCGTCCGGCGGCCGGCCGGCGCCGTCTGCCCCCTGGCCGTTCATGTCGCTGCCGAGTGCCGCCATGTTCACCGGCTGCATCAGAGTGTCGCCGCCCGGCTCGGGAGGCAGGCGCTCGCTCCTGCGCCACTCGTTCGTCTTGATCAGGCCCGAGAGCTTGCCGATCCGTCCGAGGTTGTAACGGGTCAGCGGATCGGCGCGCAGCAGGGCGTCCTCGTTCAGGTCCAGCTCGAGGCCCTCGCGGTCGAGGTCGAAGGTCCGCTCCATCTTCTGCTCGAACATCTCCAGCTTGGGGCTGACGAAGCCGTTCACGTAGGCCTGGTCTTCCTGGATGATCGTGCTGCCGCGCGTCTGGTCGGGCTGTCCGACCTTGCGCGGCGGGACGCCAAAGAACCTGCAGATGTCCTGGACGCTGAAGTTGCACTGGTTGATGAAATCCAGGTCGACGGACGTGAGCTGGAGCTGCTTCGCCGTGATCCCGTCCTCGAGAACCGCGGTGCGGCCGACGTTCTGCACGCCGGCGCTGAACTGCTCCCAGTTCGCCTTCAGGCGCTTGGCCGCGTCGTCGGTCAGCGTCCGCGGGCTTTCCAGGATAACGCTCGGCTTCGCGCCGTTGCCGACCCACCGGCTCTGCTGCTGGCTCTGGCCCATCGCCAGGCCGATCGCGTCGCGCGCCAGGCCGATGGTAGAGGCGCCGATCAGCATGTTGAAGGACATGCCGCGGAGGTGGAAGATGTCCTCGGCCGGGATCGCCACCGGGAACTGCTGCAGCACCGCGATCTGGAACAGGCCCAGCCGGTTGACGTTGTAGAAGACGCTGCCGTCCGACGCCTCCAGCACCATCACGGCGTCGGGATTGATCAGGATCAGCTCGGTCGGGTCGCCGCGCCGGTCGCGCAGGATCGCGGCGTAGCCGTTGCCGCGCAACAGGTAGGCGGCCATCAGGTCTCGGGCGAATTCGAACCAGGTCTGTATCCGGTTCGGCCGCTTCAGGATCCTGGCGATCGGATGATCGTCGATCTTCTTGCGCGAGCCATCGTCCTGGGCCTCGTAGAGAGTCGGCGCGCAGCGGGCGAAATCGTGCGCCAGGATGGAGACGCAGGCGTAGACGGTGCCAACCGTCATCGACGTCGCCTGGCTGACCAGAAGGCCGGAGGCCGACTGGACCGAACCGAGCGGCGGGATCAGGCCGGTCGTCGGCACCCCGGCTGATGCGCGCGACAGCGTGTCCGGCACGCTTCCTATCGGGACCGCACCCCGGACGATGCGGTCGAAAAGGCCCATGCCGACTTGTCCTCAGAGTAGGTGGCTACGCTTCGCGTGCTTCGACAGGTTTTCCCGCCGCCACAGCGGGCGCAGGTTGGTCAGCGCCCAGCATGCGCGGAACTCGGGGTCGGAAGACGACGCGTAAACGAACGCGGACGCCGGAACGATATGGTCGATGTGCCACTTGCCGTAGTTCGACCAGGACATCCCGCGCCTGAACTGGCGCTCAAGGTGTGCGACGAGTTCCGCGCGGGTGTAGCCGACCAGCGATTCCCACGCCGCGCCGTCCTTTGCGCCTTTCAGCGCCTGGCGCATCCCGCCGGAAATCGCCTTGTTGGCCGCCCAACGACCGTCCCGCCTGTATTGGCGGTACTTTTCGCGCCTGGCCGCCAACAAACGCGCGCGCGTCTCTACGTCGCCGCGAGAGGCCGCTTGCTGGTCTCGGCGCGCATCCCGGTTGGCCTGATAATAGGCCTGTAGTTTCACCTTCAGCTTGGCGCCATGCCGTTGCCGCCTGCGCCGCTCTATCTCCGCGAACTTTTCGGGCTTGGCCGCCCGGTAGGCGCGCATAACAACTGCATCACAGACCTTGCACCGGGGCTTCAGCCCCAGCTTGCCGTCCTTGCTCGACACAAAGAACGCGCGTGTCGCGGGCTTTCGCGCGCGGCATACTGTGCAAACTTTGAAGCGCGCCTTCGCGTCCTGCACGGGATCGAAGACATCGAGCCCCAGTTGCTTCAGTCGTAGGCCTCCGCCCTGGCCAGCAGGCACGCCGCGGAAAGCATCAGCACGCCGCCAGTGATAAAGCCGGCGGGGGGATAGACCAGCCATGCACCGTAGGAGACGGAACCCATGCCGGCCAGGCCGATGGCGTCCCGCAGCAGCGTCCCGATTGCCCGCTTGATCGTCTTCACAGCACCAGCATGTCCCGTTTAGCGTAAACCGACACGGTGGCCCAGCCTGTCGATGCCGTTGCCGCGCCGACAGCCATGGCCAGCGCCACCAGCGGATCGATCCGGTTCACTGCGCGGCGTTTAGAGAACCACCGGTTGTCGAAAGCGTCGCTCTCGACCGCCGCCGACATGATCGCCGAAATGATCACCGGCGATGAGCGTATCCGGATGCGCTTTTCCAGGATCAAGTTCTCCAGCGCCAGCAGCGACCCGGGCATCCAAAGTCCTTCGGGCGGCTCCTGGCCGGTCCTGCGCGCGTCCTCGGTCCATTCCGGCGGCGGTTTCGCCCGCCGTCGGCCGCCCTGGGGATGCTCGGCCTGCAGGATCGTCAGGCCCTGGTCGGCCAGTTCCTCTTCCAGCTTGTGGTACGCGTAGCGGTCATAGGCGAGAAGGCGGATGCGGTGATCGGCGTTGATCTCGCCGATGCGCGCGGCCACGAAATCCAGCCTTATGGTCTTGCCGGCCTCGCAATGGAGCCAGCCTTGCTCGGCCCAAAGGTCGTAGGGCGTCTGGTCGCGCAACGCGCGCTCCGCCATCGTGTCGCGCGGGGTCCAGGCTTCCACCCATGCGTCATAAGTCGGCAGGCGCACCACGCTGCCATCGTCGCGGCGGACATCCACGACACCGGTCTCGACGACGGCGCCCAGCGCGGTCAGGTCCTGCGTTCCCGACAGGTCGGCGCCGAGGTAGACGTCGGCGCCCGCGTGTTCGGTCACCGGATCGAAGTCGGCCAGCACGGATTCCAGCGCCGACCGAGACATCCAGGCCTCTTCGGCGTCGGTCCATACACAGAAGTGTAGCCTGAGGATGGAGTTGAGCTTCCCCGGGATCATCTTGGCCTGCCGGACCACTCCCGCGAGGTAGTCCGTCGTCAGCGTGACGCCGAGCAACGGATTCGCCTTGCTCCAGCACGACGGGTCTTCGAGCGGGTCATCGTCCCGGTCCAGGGAACAAACGAAGGAGAAGGTCTCATCGTCGATGACCTCCCCAACATATTCGAACTTGTCGCCGGGCGTGCGCGTGCCCGCGGCCACCTTAACGGCGTGCTCGTGCTCCTGCCAGCAGATGCTGTTCCTGTCGGAGCCGCTGTTGGTCGCCATGCACAGCAGCGGCTGCCTCCGGAACTTGAATCCCCGCTCAAGCATTTCGATCGCGCGCGAATCGCGGTGCTCGTGTACTTCGTCGCAGAGGGCGCAGCTAGGGCGCGGGCCCGACTGCCCTTGGTCCGAGCTTATGGGCCGGAAGAAGCTGCCCGATTGCAAATCCGCAAGGTTCCACACCGGGTTGTTCCCGGATTTCGTTATCCGCTTGGCGAGCGCGGGCGACTGATCTACCATCGCAACAGCATCGCGGAAGAGAACGTAGGCTTGATCTTTCTTTGATCCAGCCGCGTATACTTCCGCACGCGGCTCCCGGTCTGCTAACATGCAGTAAAGGCCGATCCCAGCGAGAAGCGGGCTCTTTCCGGAGCCTTTTCCGGTTTCGTTATAAAAGCGCCTGAAGCGTCGCCGTCCGTCCGCTCGTTTCCAGCCGAAGAGCGAGCCGACCTGGAAGGCCTGCGACGGGTGCAGTTCGAACGGCCGGCCTTCGTACTGGCCACCATTGAGTCGCAGGACGTCGGGGAAAAACCGGACGGCGCGCAGCATGGCCGCCTTGTCCCAGGTCAACCCGCGCGCGGGTCCCTTGAACAAGTCGTCGAGGTGCCGGCGCGCAGCATTACGCACGTGGGGGCCGGCGACGATCCGGCCGGCGACGACGTCCTCGGCCCAGGCGGTGACAGGGTCATCGGCGTTGCCGGACTGCCCGCGCTTCGGAACTGCCGCTTTCCTGGCCATCAGGCGGCGCTGTACCCAAGAAGATCGTTCACCAGCGACCATACGAGCGGGTCATGCGAGGTCCGGTCGTGCGTGTCGCCGGATGCCCAACGGTCCTGCATCGGTTCCATCAGGTCACGGATCATGACCGCCTTTGCCAGCCTGCCGGCGTTGGTCATCGCCGGCGTAGATGCGACCTTGTCGGCTACAGCGAACCAAGCATCGTCGAACTCGTCTGAAATCTCCCACAGGCCGCGAAGGCGCATCGCCTCGGCGTAATCGCGGAGAATGCCGGCGTCCCGGTCGGAGGCGACGCCAACAGGCGCGACCGGTTCGGCGCGGTCCTGCACCATGTCGCGGACCAGCGCGGCGACGATCATCCTGTCCCAGCAGCCTTCGCCAAGGTGGTCGAATATCTCGCCGTCGCACATCGCGGCAGCCGCTTCGGCCCGCGCTCGATGGTCCTCGGCGGACACGGCGCGCAAGGCAATGATGCGCTCGAAAAAAGGCTCCTGCTGGGCGCTCAGCGCCGCGTGCAGCGGGGCGCGCGCGTCGTCGTCCGGCACGTGGTCGAACAGCGCGACTCGCTTGTTTTCGAGGCGGACGTATTCAGCGCAGGCCTCGCGAAGCTGCGACGCGGCGGGCGTCCGCCCGTCGGCAGCGAGCGGCACTCCCGCCATCGCGGATACGAGCGCACTCAACCGCAGCACGCCGCGACGCGACGTGCTACCTCCAAATTCAGCCATGGGCATGGGTCACTCCGTGCTTCTGGTTAGGCCGGGCGGGGTGGTTGCAACACCCCGTCAGGCCGTCCATATCATTGATATGAACGGCATGAACCATGTCGATTTAGGTTCGCGTTGTCAACGCCGTTGATATCGATTATATTATCGGCATGGAGACTGCTTACCCCATTCGTAAGGCCCTGCAGTTCACCGCAGAGCAGTGGGAGCAGGTGCGTGCATTCCGGTTTGAGCAGCACATTGAAACCGAAGCCAGCGCAGTTCGCCGCCTGATCGAACTGGGCCTGGAAGCCGCCAAACGTCAGCAGGAGCGGACGACATGAGCGAGGCTAGCGAGGTTCCAATCGATATGCGCGCAGTTCTCGCAAGGATCGATCGTGACCTGGCCGAGTCCAGCAAGCTGCGGGAAGAGTCGAACAAGTTCATAGCCGAGCAGCACAAGCTCATGGCCGAGGGGTCGAAGCTGCAGCGGGACCGGGCCTTCCTGCCGTGGACCGTGGCGGCGACCCTGCTCGGCGCCGGAGCGGCCCTGTTCGCGGCCGGCGCCGGCTTCGTCAAGCTGATCGGGGGCTGACCGGATGAGCGACGTCCCGGCGGACTATCGCGACCGCCTCAACCTTCGGGAGCAGGTCGCCCGGATCGACGATATGCTCTCGCGCGTCGAGCGCCAGCAGGAGGAGACCCGCAAGTTTGTGGCCGAGCAGCACAAGCTAATGGCCGAGGCCAAAAAGTTCGGTCGCGACCCGTGGATGCTGGTGATCGGCGCCATCATCGCGGGGGCGTTCACCCGGCTGCCCGAGATCCTGCACGCTCTGGGCTTTCACGGCTGAGGGCGTCAGAAGTAGCCGGCTGCCGGGTCCTTCGCGCCGGCCCTGTCCTCGCCGTCCCCGGCGGTGATCCTGCTGCGCGAAGCCGGTGTCAGGCCGAATTCCGTCAGGAACTTGTGCATGAGTTCAAGTGCCCGGTTGCGGATCGGCAGCCACGGGCTTTGCACCGGGTAGCCGCCCGTCGCCTCCTCGGTCACTGATCCGTCCTTGGCCGTCTTCGTCTTGGTCTTGACCGGGGTGCTGACCACGCGGCCGTTGGCGGCCAGCTCCTTCTCGGCCTCGATCCAGTCGGCGTACGCCTGGCAGTATGCCGCGAGGGCGGCGCGGTCGATGCCGGTCAGGATGCCCATCTTGGCGAGCGCGCGGCTGATGCGCCGCCACTCCGCCTTCGCGGGCGCCGACAGGTGCGCGGGGACCGAGGGGACACCGGAGGCGGGCTTCGGCTCGCGCTTGTTGAGCGGGCGGCGCCCCGGGTTGCCTGTAACGAGCTTCAGGTGCGTGGGCTTGGGCGGCGGCCCCGGCATTTTCGTCGGTTCCCTTTGTCCGGCGCGGTTCGGCAACGCATTTTGCGCGGGTCCGCAAGCGTGTTTGGCGGGCGGGCGCTTCGATCCCCCCCTCCCTCTAACCTGCGACTCTGAAAGAAACGGCCCACATCGGTTGCTCGTACGGGCCGCCGACCGGCCGGAAACCCCCTACCCCTCGCGGCAGGCAGGGGCCTGCCTTGGCGCCAGGTGGGCCACGGTGGCGCGCAGCGCCTGCCTCAGGCCGTTGCGGCACCCAAGCGGAGCGCCTGTGTAGGGCCTCCGCAGGCGCGCCAGCGCGTCACCGCCGTTTCGGATCCCTGGGCCAGCCGTTCACGTCCGATCCAGTGACCTTGAACGCACCCTTTCCGCGGCGCTGGCCGCCTCGCGTCTCCTTCACCTGAGCGTCGTGCTGGGCGCAGAGCGACCGCAGGTTTTCGAGAACGTCGAGAGGCGTTGGCAGCCGCGCATGGGGCCTGCGGTTGATGTGGTCGCAGTGGGTTGCTCTCGCGCTGCAGCCTTCAACAACGCACCTGTAGCGATCGCGGGCGAAGCATAGCGCTCTGAGCGCCAGCCAGAAGGGTGATGCGTAAAACGCTGCACTGTCGGGGTTGGCCACACACTAGCCCAACCAATACTGATCCTGGATCGTGGTCGCCTGATCTGGGTCGATGGCGGCGTTGAATAATTTGGCAGCCTTGGTGCGCGCCGGATCGCTGCATCCGTCCCACCGACGAATTTGGCGACGCTGATGCGCGCGGCGTATTCCCTTCAGCACGCTGCGGGGGAAAGAGCGGCAAACCTCACGGTACGACGCTCCCCGCCTGCCGAACTGCTCCGCTTACGCAAACGCTGGGCTGTCACCGAAGCGCAGCCATTTCAAGACAGCGATTTGAAGGCCGCGCTCGATTTCCAAGCCACTAAGATTCACCGGCTGGTCTCCAATGGCTTACCCGCTTGGCGCGCGAGGAACGCGATCTTGTCTTCGACTTCGCGGCAAATAATCTGGTAGTCGGAGGCGATCGCCGCGACGATCTCCATGCGCCGCTGCATCGACGAAACGCGGCCATTCGCATAGATGTCCACCGCCTCGAAAAGCGTGAGCGCGTGCGCCATTGGTACGCCTCCTGATTCAGACGGACGCGAGATCCAGCGGCACCTGCTGTTTCGCGTTGGCGCCATCCTTCCGGTAAAGGCGGAGGTAGCGCTTGGAGCGGACGACGCGCGTGGCGTTGCCGATCGCGTCCATCGCCTTTTTCCAATCGCCGTCGTCGATGTTCATCCGGCGCAACGCCAGCACGCGGCCGACGTTGATGTTGCCCTTCTTGTCGACGTCGAACGCATCGTTGACCAGCGCCTGCAGCTTCACGTCGGCGCCCTGCGACCAACTGTGAATGCAACGGTCGATCAGCGTCTTTGCGACCTGCAGCTCGGGGCCGAGGTCGATCTGGTCGCCGATAGAGACCTGAACGATCAGCTCGCCGTCGAACGTGTCCAGCGTGAGGTTGCCGCGTTCGCCGCCCAGGTTGACGGAATACTTGTCCGCCAGGATGGCCAGCAGCGCCTCCACGTCCTCGAACGCGGATTCGCGGAACTCAAGCAGCGCGGCCGACAGCTTCTCCGCCTTTTCGTGGATCCCGCGCACCAGCGCGTCCTCGAGCATCTGCTCGGGCTTCACCAGCGCGAGCGGGACCAGGCGCCCGCGCGCGTCGCGCATGTAGCCCTCGGGGACGCCGGCTTGCGGCGCCGACGGCGTGTTAATTTTTCCGGCCTGAAATGAGGCCGTAGATACAGCGGCATCGGCAGGAGCCGGTTCTTGCTCTGGCGGCGATGGCGGCACAGCCTGTGGCGCGGAATTGGCAGGCTGCTCGGCTTTCGCTGCCACGGGACTGCTGACTTCCAAGTGCTTCTTCCGGTTCCGGCGCAGCGACATCAGCAGGCGAATCCGCCGAGCTTCGCTTCCTCCGCGAGCGCCGCCATGCCTTCTACCCATAGGCGGTACGCGAACTCGCAAGCGACGTTGGGCGGTTGGCAGCGGTTGCCGTGCATCATCATTACCCCGAGATGGGCGGACGTGATGGTTCCGGCACTGTCGCAGCGGCAAAGCGCGCTGAGGACGATCTGCTCCAGGCTGCCCATCGGGAAGTCGATCGGCTGCAACCGGCGCCGCGTCTCGACCTGCTGGCAGGTGTGGATCCACGACTTTTCGATGTCCCGCAGCGGCGCTTGCAACGGGAACGGGATGACTTCGCCGCGGGCGGCACCGACACGGCGATCGGCTTCATCTCGCAGCATCAGTGGCCCTTTATGCATTTTATGCACGCCCTTATGCATTTCATGCCTGCCTCTACGCATGATCGATCGCGCGGCGCCGCGCGCCTACTCCGGCAGGTATCGTGACGACGCATCGCCCTGGCGGACGTGCGCGTACTGCGTTGTGGTGCTCAGCGACGCGTGACCCAGGCTCTGCTGCACCACGTGCGGCGGCGCGCCGCGATCGAGCGCGTGGCTGGCGTGCGAGTGGCGCATCCAGTGCGGCGAAGCGCCCGGCGGAACGCCCGCTCTTTTCGCCAGGCGCTTGACGATGCGCCACAGCACCTTGCGGTCGACGGCCCGGCCGCCGGGTCCGGAAATCACGGGCGATTCCGGCTTGGCCGACGGCGTCAGTGCCGCGAGCTCCGCATGCAGCGCCAGAGGGATAACCACTGTCCTGGTCTTGCTCCCTTTGCCGAGCACGGTTGCCTCGGCGGCTTTCTTGCCGCGCACGATGTGCCGCCAGCGAAGGTTCGCTGCCTCTGTCGCGCGGAGGCCGGCGACATACAGCAGCTTCAGCACGGCATGATCGCGGGGATCGATTGCCGCGCCGAGCATGCGGTTGACATCCGCCTCGCTCAGGATGCGCTCCGCAGTTCGGGCGGTGGGCTTCTTGACCCGGAGCATTTTCCCGGCGTCGGCATTCAGGTGGCCGACGCTGCAAGCGAAGGCCAGCAGGCTCTTCACTGCGGCCATGCGCCTGACCTGGGTCGCGGCCGACAGATCCGCCATGGACGTGTGCCAGGACTGGAGGTCCTGGAGCGTCACATCGGCCAGCGGCTTTGCCGCATGGGCCAGGAATCGGAGCGCATCCCGCTGGTACGCCTCGGCCGTGTTCGCGGTTCGACCGTGAAGCCAACTTCGGACGACCGTGCGATCCGCTGTCCCGACAGTTGCAAGCTGTTGGGAAATAACGGTTTCTCCACTTGATCGGATGCGACATAACTGGCCTTATGTCGCGGCCCTGGCGGGTTATGTCCCGGTTCCGGCCGGGCCGGGCGGCGTTATTGTCGCACCCGAAGGCGGGTTATGTCGCGGGCGCGGACGACAGGCATGGTGCGATCTGTTCCGTTCGTCGTTCCACTTCCGGGCCCGAAGGACGTCCGCGGGATCGAGCGAGCGGTACCCGCTGGCCGACGGCAGCACGTCCCAGGCGGAATCGGTCGGAAGGACGCCGGTAGCGAGTTCGATGAAGCCGCGCCGCCACAGAGCTTTGACCGTTCGCAATTTCGGTCCGATCAGCGGCCGTTCGCCGTCGCCGCCGGGAAAGAAGACCGCCTCGTGCCCGCTGCTGGGCTGCTGCCAGCGGAGCGGCTCTCGCACCGCCATCATTGCGAGCAGGTCTGCCATTGCCGGCGAAAGCGCAGGTCGGTATTTGCGTCGCATCCTCGATCCGACGTTGGAACCGTTGGAACCGTTGTAACGGTCAGAGCGCGACGGGCGGCGGAACGCACTCGCGTCGCCTGTGGTCGTAGTCGGCCGACCAGCGCCGGATGGTCGCGGTCGCAACGGCGTCCCGCGCGGCCGCGCGCTCGATCAGCAGCAGCAGCTCGTCCGTGAAGCGTCCCAGCAACCGCTGGCCCTCGCGCGGCACATCCAGCAGCACGCTGGCCTGGACCATCGCCCGGCGCGGGCTGCCCAGCGCGATCCTGTCGAGCCAACCAGCGATTGTGATGTCGGCCGCGCGCTCCGCATCGCGCCATCGAACCGGCCACACGAGTACGCGGGCCTGCGAACAAGCGGCGACGACGCCGACGTGGTCGCCGCGCTGCGCAACGTCGCCGCGGTTTAGATCGATGAGGGGAACGGGACCGCGCGGCGGGTGGCGCTTGCGCCTCGCCGCGATCATGCCCCGAAGATAACTGTTTATTGGCCTGTGCGCCCGGTGAAAATGACGGCGCCCGGAGAGTTAACCTTCGAACAAGGACCAAGGCCGGTTTAGCGCCGCCGCGCTCTCGAAATCCGCCCGCTAGCCGAACTGTCCGGGCGCCTCGACGTACAGGGCGACCGGCACCTGCCAGCCGTGAACGCGCAACACAACCTGGCCGCCGGCATTCAGCCATTCGAGCTCTTGCGGCGTCGGTTCCCAGGCGCTTTCGCAGAACTGCACCCGGGCTTCCCCGGTCAGCGCCTTCGGTGGGAAGACGCGGATCGGCAGCGCGCCGCATTCGCCGTGCTTGTCCGGGTCCCAGTCCAGGGGCGCGCCGGGTGCCGAGTTCCAGCCCAGGATGGCCTTCTTCAGCAAATCAGGCTGCCTCGCGCTGTAGGACCCAGCGCATAACCGCTTTCGCGTCGGGCCCGATCCGTCCGCCCGCGCGCGCGCACAGCCCCGGTTGGTTCAACCGCGCGGTGATCCGATCGATGCCCAGCCCCCACCTGTCTTTCAAAGTGTCGCTGTGGAGACCAGTCATCCGGCGTAAGTCGCGCCAAGTATAACAGTATCTTGGCTTGTCAGCCGGAGAGTCAGGGACGACCAGCGAACGCATCAGCACGAGGCGGCGCATCATGATCAGCCGGTCGGCGTCGGCGTCGGAGATCAGCCGGATCCAGTCATAGGACTCGGCCATCGCGGAAATGTCGGCCGATCCCGGGACCGCGTAGCGCCGCGGTTCGCCGCCGCCAGCTTCGGGCCAGAGACAGGTGATGCCGGCGGGAAAGCACCCGGCCCAGGGAAGTGCGACGAGGGTGCGACCTGCCTTTTCAAGACGGTCCTCGACGTATCCAGCCGTGTAACCACCAGGCCCTGGCCGACTGCGCATTGTGCCTCACGGGGAGAAGCCCAGCACCTTTGCACGGAAACAGTGCAAATCGTCAATAATCACGACCGCAGCGGTCCTTTTTGACGGAGATGGCCGTGCAGTGGGACTACCAGCCGTAGTTTGTTGATTGGTCATGTTCGAGGGGCCACCCCAATGCGCGACGCCGGCGAGGCCACGATGCGCGAACAGGAAGACAGGATCAGGGCGCTGCAGAACGAAGTGACGCTGCATATCCTGGACCGCATCAGGCGTGACCAGGACACCGGCATCGCTCCGAGCGCTTTCCTCGCGGCCGGCGCCGGTGTCTCGGCCGCGCTGTTCATCGCCGCGATCGCCATGGTCAAGTTGGTCGGATGATCGCGTTCGGCGTCACGGCGGGTCCGGCGGCACTGACGGTCACTCGCCGGCCTGCCGGTGCCGCCTTCCCAGCCACTCGCTGACGAAGATGCCGCCCCACACCCCGGCGCCGATCGACAGCGGCAGGATCACGTAGGCGAACAGTTCGATGCCTGTCATTCGCGGAGCCCCTTCAAAATGCGACGGTCCTGATTCAGCGCGACAGGAGCTGGCGGTCAGTCGGTCACGCCCATCGGGGGAGCGCTGCGGCGCTTCACAGCGCGGAACGCGCAGCCGGGCAATACCCGGCCAATGATGACCGCCGCGATCTTGATGGATTTGAAGTCTGGATGCAGCGGGTAGCCCGTCCACTCGCCATCGAGCATAAGCTTTCCTTTCCCAGCTCGCAGAACATCAACGGGCTTGTCGACATCACCCAATCGCCGCGCCCGCAGGGCTGCCGCCGCGTGTCGACGACAAACTGGCCGAAGACCAGAAAGCGCCCTGCCTCGCCGAGGACGCCGGTCTCGTAAAGGGAAGGCAGAGTTATACACTTTGGGGCTTAACCGCAAGATGAAGCGCGAGGCCGAACGCGTTGGCGTTGGACCGCTCGCTGTAGCGGAACGTCAATTCATTGAGATACAGCGGCCAGTATTTTTCGCTGACGTGGTGGAACTGGCCGTAGATCGCGCTCGGAATAGCTGACCGAGTGGTTTATCCAGGGATGCGCCACGAAATTGTTGATGCGGCTGTAGGCTCGGTTTTCGTCCGTCGTCACCGTGGCCGTTTTGGTGTCGATCATCTCGCGGATCGCCGTTTCCATATCCGCACCGGTCAATTCGTCACGCTTGACGATCTTCGCCTTAACCCGTCCGCCGCGCTCAACCGCGCCAACAATCGGCAGCTTGGTCGATACACCTTGGCCACCAGGCGGATCGTCAGAGCGTCGGTTCGCTTTGCGCGGCTTCCCGCCGACATACGTTTCGTCCATCTCGACCAGGCCGGTCAGCAACGCGCCGTTGTCCGTCATCGCTTTCCGAATGCGGTGCATCATCGACCACACGGTAGGTTGACGAATTTCGATGTCTCGCGCGGCTTGCATGGACGACAACCCTTTCTTCGCGCTCAGCATCAGGGAGACCAGCAAAAACCAGCGTTGCAGGTCGATATGAGTGTTGTGGAAAATCGTGCCGACCGTGACGGAAAAGCTCTTTTTGCACTCCTGGCATTGCCAACGGTCGCGGTGTGCCTCGCGGTGTTTCGACACCTTCTCGGACGCGCAATAGGTGCAGGCGGGGCTTTCGCCCCACCGCACTGTCTCAAGGTGTTTGATGCACGCCGCGTGGTCAGGCCAGCGGCGGTAGACCTCGACGATGCTGGTCATCGTTCAGCCCTCGATCTTGAGGTTTTCGACGAATGCCCCGCTCGGCCCGAGAAGCCGGGCGCTTGGAACAAAAGAGGCGGTATCGTTATGCCGAAAGTAAGACTGGCAGGCTCTGACGACTGCGCGCAGCGCATTCCGCGCGCACCGTTGACCACCATCAGTCCCCGCGCCAGCCATCTCAAACGGGAACGTCAATTTTGGCCATGCCAGAACGCCGGTATCAATTTCGATGAACCAAGGTCGATCGATTGTGATGTTGAAGGTCGCGCTGCGGTTTGGATGATTGGTCATTTAGATGACCTCCAGCGTGGAAATCGGGAATGTGCGGACGCCAGTGACGCCATCGAAAAGAACGACCGCCTCTTTGCGTGGCGCCAGATGCTGGATGGTGCCTTCCCCGAACCGAGCGTGGCGAACGCGAGTGCCTTCGCCTGGTGCTTTGGAAGCACGATGCGGCCTGCCTGTCAGGAAATCGATCATCTCGGATGCCTCGATCACGCTCAGGTCGCGGGCGGTGCGCAGCCCGAGGCCATAGGCATTGATCGCATCGATGGTGGAGGGGTAGGCCGATTTAGCAACCAGGCTGGTGATAAGGGCGATCTGTTTGTCGGTAGCCATTTTTCGTCTCCGCCCCTGAACCCCGAGGCGCGGGCCGGAAGGGGAACCCCGTCCGGTAAGCAGGAATGTAGCCGATCAAGGGTTAGGTGTCAAGCCCTAAAGCGTATAATTCCGGAAAAAACGCGGTCGGAAACCAGCAGGTGGCCGGAATACTGGGATCCTGTTGCGGTTGCCGCCGGCGCAATTGGCAGCGCTGCACGGCTGGATAGCCCGCCAGCCGGACCCGAAGCCGAGCCGCCCGGAGGCCGTCAGGCGGCTGATGGAGCGCGGGCTAGAGGCCGAATCGGACGCCCCCTAGGCGGCCTTGTCCCCCAGCTGCTTGCGCAGCATCGCGATCCGTACGTCGCATCCCGGCCAGCCGTCCTTCTTCGCCTTCTCCCAGGTCGCCAGCAGTTCGCGAGGTGACAGGTGGCGCGGTTGCACCTTCGGTTTCTCCGGGCTGCCGGACGGCTGGTTGAACGACCGCTCGGAAACGAACTTCGCCACCACCTCCGCCACGTAGTCCTGTGCGCCCGGCTCAGACCTGGGGTCCGGTTTCGGCGGCGGGGGCGGTGCGGGCTGGGGCGCCCCCGCGATCTTGCGAAGCGCGTCCCGCGTTCCGGTGATGCGGTCTGCGTACGGCTTTAGCAGCGCGTGAAGCTTCTTGGTCCCCGGCCACCATTCGAAGGTCTGCGACGCTTCAAGAAACGCCTCGTGGGACCACGCGCCGGCCGGAATATCGCGGCACGCCTCGCGGATCGCCGCGATCCGGACCGTCATTTCCGCCCGCGTCGGCGGCTGCTCGACACATGCCGCCAGATGAAGCAGCCATTGCGCCACAACGGCCTCGTTGGCATCGTCGCAAAGCATCTCCACCGCCGCCAGGGCAGCGGCCGCACCCGGATGGAACTCGGGGGGTGGCGCCGAAATGTACAGGCCCGGATCGTCGGGGCCGTTCCCAGGGAAGCGGGTTCCCCCCTTCCTCAAGGTCCCGACCTGCGAGAGCAGGTCTCTGGGCATCGCCGGGAACCTAGCAGGCTCCCGGCCGGGCGCCTGGATCATGTCGTTCATGACGCTCTCCCGTCGACCGTCTTGCCCTGGAACAGGTCTTCCGCCGTATCAGCCGACTGCTGTTGAAAAAACTCGACAATGTAGTCCATGCGGCCCTCTGGATTTGATCGCCCCTTCGGGCCGCCGCCGCCTTCGCGCGCCGCTTTCATCAGCCACGCTTCCGGGTCGACGGGCCTCGTATCGACGGCCTCGTTGATCAGGTTCAGCGCCCGTACGCAGTTGTCGCGCGTTTCCTTGAGGAGCTTGCCGAGGAAGGAGCGCGCTCGGCCGTCGGACCATCCGGCCAGCCCCCGGAGCTTGGGAATGCCCTCCTTCCAGAGCATTTCCCGTGCGTCCGCCGCGGGCTGGGGCGCCTGCGCGGCCTCGGCGGCCGTTTCGGCGAGCGCCTTCGCGGCCGCGATGGCCTGGTCGAGCGGCTTGTCGAAGTAGGACAGGGCATTAATGGCCGGCCTGTTCGGCCGCCCCAGCACGGCATCGATCACGGGACGCACGAACTCGGGCGTCACGCCGCGGTCGCGCCAGCCCGCGACCGTCGCGCGGTCGGCGGCGGTCAATGTCG